GTTGAGGAACAGGATACCGAATCAGCACCGGAGGCGGGGGAGACCCCAGAGAAACATATCACGTTCAGCGAAGACCAGCAGCGAATACTTGATGAGGCTGTAGGGAAGAAAGTTTTCAAGCTCCGAGAGAAGGAGCGGGAAGCAGAAGCCCTGAAGAAGCGGCTCGAAGAGTTAGAGGCTAAAGTTCCTGAACAGAGGCGACCTAACGTCCCAGCAATACCAGATCCGTTTGCAGTATCCGATGAGGAATACAGACGGCAACTGTATCTAAGGGATGAGGCACTCAAACAAGCTATTGCGTTCGATCAGCAACAGCAAATGCTGAAACAGCAGAAAGAACAACTGCACTATCAGCAGCAACAAAAGCAGCAAGAAGCACTGACTGAGCGAGTTCAGTCTTATTCCCAGAAGGCTACCAAGCTAGGGATTAAGGCAGAGGACTTACAGGTAGCAGGTAATACAGTAGCGCAGTTTGGCATTCACGAGGACTTAGTTCAGTACATACTGGAAGAAGACCAAGGGCCATTGATTACTACTTACCTCTCTAAGAACCTCTTAGAGCTAGAGAAGCTGCGCGAAATGTCGCCCACACAGGCGGCAGTTTATGTGGCAACAACGGTTAAGCAGAAAGCTGCTGCTCTTAAACCCAAGGTAAATAACGCTCCTGATCCTTTGGAGCAACCACACGGCGCTGGTAAAGCCCCCAAACCTAGAGGGCCGCAAGGCGCAGTATTTGAATAGGAATAGTTAAAAATGGCTAACAATCTCAATAGTAACGTCACTCGGAAAGTGGCTCGGGTCTTCTTAGAAGCCTTCGAGGCAAGCCGAGTTCTGACTAAGACTGTCAACACTCAACTGTTGTCAGGCAAGTTCAACCCTTCATCGGGTTCAAACGTGGACTTCAAGCGTCCTCACGACTACAACTCAATCCGCACTTCTGGCGGTGACATCAGTTCTTCTACGAAGTCTGACATCATTGCTGGTAAGGCAACTGGTACAGTACAAGACTACTTCACTGCCGCTACTGAGTGGGGCAATGTTGAAGAAGCTCTTGAGCTAGACCAACTCGACCAAATCCTTGAGCCAATGGCGCGTCGCATTGTGACTGACCTTGAGCTTGATCTTGGTTCATACATGAACAAGAACGCTTCACTCAAGTATGGTACTCACGGCAATGCTGTTGATGCTTGGGGCGACGTTGCAGGTGCTGGTGCATTGATGGATTCAATCGGCGTTCCTATGAGCGACGAGAAGTACTACATCATGAACCCATTCACTACTACTGCGCTGTCTTCAGCTCAGAACGGTTTGAATGCGGCTGATGGCCTTGTTCGTACAGCATGGGAAAAAGCACAAATCAGCCAATCTTTCGGTGGCATGATGGCGCTTACTTCTAACGCACTGCCTAGCTACACTTCAGGTTCTACTACTGATCGTGCTGGCGCTTTGGCTACTGCTCCTGACGCAACTTACGTCACAGCTAAAGACACTATGACTCAGGTTCTTTCTTTGAACGGTCTGGGTACTGGTACTATCAAAGCTGGTGACATGGTAACTATCGCAGGCGTTAACCGTCTCAACGTAGCTACTCGTCAGCCTATGCTTGACGCAACTGGCGCTGTTGTTCCTTGGACAGGCACTGTACTCGCAGATGTGACTATCGCTGGCAACGCTGCGACTGTTACTGTTTCAGGTGCGGCTATCTACGAAGCTAACGGTCAGTACAACAACGTAGACGCTGCTCCTGCACAGGCTGCGGTTGTAACTATCCTTGGTGCTGCTTCAACTCTGTACCAGCCTAACCTCTTCTACACGAAGCAAGCGTTCGGCATGGGTACTGTTAAGCTACCTAAGCTCTACTCAACTGACACAATCGCTACTACAAGTGACGGTATGTCAATCCGAGTATCTAAGTACGCAGACGGTGACGCGAATACTCAAAAGATTCGTTTCGATTTGCTTCCGGCGTACGCCACGTTTAACCCCTTGTTTGCCGGAAAGGGCTTTGGGGTCTAGCGACTGACTGAGGAAGGGGGCTTCGGCCCCCTGATTCTTTATGGCAAAACCAAACAAAGGCAAAGCTAAGGTCAAAGTCACCAAGTCTGGTAAGAAGGTTTCTTACGGACAAGCTGGTAAAGCAAGCGATGGTGGGCCACGAGTACGCGCTGGTACAAAGAAGGGCGACTCATACTGTGCTAGGTCATTAGGTATTAAGAAGGGCTTACCTAAAGACAAGCAGAACGATCCTAATACGCCAAACAACCTAAGCCGCAAACGGTGGAAGTGCAAAGGCGCTAAATCAGCAAGGTATGAATAATGGCAACTGTTGCTCAAGTCGCAAAAGCATCGCTTCAGCGAATACTGGTACAAGCATCAGAGGCTCCTCTTGAGCCTGATGAATACCAAGACTATATCTTCGCTCTAAATAATTACATGGCTCAGCTAGATGCTCAGGGCATTAGCTTGGGTTATACCGTGGTGGATAGCCTCGGTGATGAAGTCACAGTCCCCACTGGTGCGTTACGAGGCATAATCGCTAACATGGCGATTGAAGTCGCACCTGACTATGGAGGCGTGGTTTCAGAGGGTCTAGCTCTGGCAGCGCGTCAGGGTATGCAGACCATGAGGACAATAGGTCAGCGTATCAGGGCCAGTAAACTGCCTGCTACGTTACCAATCGGCTCTGGCAATGAAAACGAGTCCTACGGATTAAGTGGACACTTCTACCCAGATCAAGAAGCAGAGATACTCGCCGAGACTACAGGCGCAATAGGTTTGGAGGTCAATACCAATGGCGGGTAATGCACAAGGTCGCAAGAAGAGTCAATTCGTCCAACAGAATACGGTTCTAGCCAATAGCTATCTGGACTACGTTGTAAACGGTTCTAACTACAAGATCAGCTATGACAACTTTGTAGCTAACCTTGGTGTTACTGGCTCAATCATTCAGACAGGCGCTGTCACTGGGTCGCCTGTGCTTGATGTTGATGTGTCTGTTAATAAGATCAGAAACATTGAAAGCGGCTCTGGTGTACTGGCTAATGTTTCAGCAGAGAATGGGATTAAACTTTCTCATAACCTCACAGCTAATGCAGATGGTCTGCCGATCCTGTTAAACACAACCGCAGCATCTCCAACAATTGCAAGCATTGTCGCTGGATCAGGGATTAGCGTCCAAGCAGTGAATACTGGCGGCATTGAGATATCGTCTATTGCGGAGGCGATATACGCGCAAGTAACGATGCATGGGAATACAACAGCCACGGTAATCAGCACTATAAATGTTCCTGTAAAAGTAGCTGGAACATGGGTTG